GATCGTTGAGTTGGCCGACAAGTTCGCGGAAGCCTACCAGGGGCGGCATGGTCTAATTGGCCCTATCAGCTTGATGTCGGCTAAGAAGACCGGCAACATCGTCGAGTTTCTTGAAGACTCGTTGGCCGAGATTGAAAAATCACGGTTTGAAGTGTGTGAAAAAACCGACACACCTATTCAGAACATCATTGACGAGATTGTGGGCCTGTATCTGTCCACCTTGTACAAACTAAAATTCTTGGCGTAGGGAGCCACAATGCCGGTTACTCTTTCACCTCTGGCTGGCGCGGGCCAACAATTCTTTGACAATAACGGCAACCCGTTAACCGGTGGCAAGCTCTACACATACTCTGCCGGAACGACTACGCCACTTGCGGCTTATACGACCAATTCTGGTGCCATTGCCCACACGAATCCGATCATCTTGGATTCCGCAGGACGTGTCCCGTCGGGCGGTGAGATTTGGTTGACATTAGGTTTCGGATACAAGTTTGTCTTAACAACATCCGCCGACGTGGTGATTGCCACCTACGACAACATCCCATCGTCAGCGCAGCCTCCCGCAGCCAATGATGCGGATTCGATCCAGTACGAACAAGGTTACACGGTCACTGCTGGTGGCTTTACCGTCGGGCAAACGTACAGGATCCTGACGATTGGTAATACCGATTTCACACTAATCGGTGCATCAGCTAACACAGTCGGTGTTCATTTTATTGCCACTGGTGTAGGTACGGGCACAGGTACCGCTGAGTATTCTCGAACCGTTGAACTCAGATTGCGCGACACAACTGACCTGGCCGACTTTGGAGCAGTTGGTGATGGGGTTGCGAACGACCGGGCGGCTGTTGCGGCCGCAATAGCTTCTCAAAAGCCTTTGCGTTGGATCGGTACGTCTGGGAACACTTTCCGCATCACTACGCAAATCGCTCAAACTGTAACAAAAGACGTCATCTGGTACGGCGATGGTGCGACTATTGTCTATGACGGAGCGCATGTTGAGTATGCTATTCGATTAAGCAACGCTGCGGGAATTGAATTAATAATCAACGATATCACGGTTGACGGCGGCAAGCTGGTCAACAAGTGTCTGGAAATACTAAATAACACCGATAGTTATTCGAATTTGACTTGCAACAACGTGTTCGTCAAGCGCGCTAAACGTCTTAACACGTTTAATGGCGGCGATGGGATGCTTGTCATTGGGTCATTTAATTCGGTCACGTTTAATGGCGGTGGGGCAAGCGATTGCGAACTTCCCACTGGTCAAGGTACATCTGGGTCGGCTGGAATTACTGGTCTTACTGTTACATGGTATAGCCTTACACGTTACGTTCGCGCCATGTACGTCAACGGAGTAATCGTTGAAAAAATTTATAGCAGCGATTTGTCATATCAGCCTGATCAAGATGGAATAAGATATTTTGCTCCGACCGATGGATCAATAAAAGCGAGAAGTTTATTTTCCTGCATCAATTCGCAATTCATAAACTGCTACGGGCGATCAATTAAAACGCAGTGTCGAGATACTGTTGTGCAAGCCAGCAGTTTCACCCGAACTGAAGGGCTACTCAGTGGTCAAGGCAATACCGAGATTGATGCGGAAACAGGTGATGGAAATTTTCGTGATCTGACATTTTCGTATAGTAACGGTCAACAACCCGGTAAATGCGTCAATACCAGTGGCGGTATCGGATTTGGCAATCCTGGGCTTCTTGTTGACGGATGCGCCGTTTATCTAAACGGAGTGACTCTTAATACTTTCGCGGGTTGTTTTCCAAGGGACTCCGTATTTTCTCGTCATTCTGTTACAAATAATAAAATTTTTGGCACAGTTGAAGTGTTTTTTGATTTTCTTTGTAACGGCGACAAAAACTACGCCGAAGTGTCGAATAATTATGTAGCAGAAATTGCCGACGGTGGCACAAGCGAAAAGGCTCTTATTTATGTCAAATCATCTGGCGCAATTACTCCATTTTTCGCAAATACTGTAGCGTACGGTAACGTATACGCTGGTTCTGGAACTGCGGCAATTGTGCGCGATGCCTATCTTAGTGTTGCGATGTCATCCTCGCTATCCGCATGGGGTAATTTCGGCTTTGTCAATGATCTTGCAACATCAAGCAACGCAAACGGGCTAAAAATAAACCAAGTTGCGCGATTTGGTAAAATCACTGGCGATAACGGCCTTGGCTCCTATTTTGATGTTATAAGCAAAGTTGTAGCCAGCGGGGCCACGGAAACATTTTCCATCAGTAATGCAAGCGGTTGTTTAGTGTTCATTCAAACACGATATAACAATACTAGTTATGCGATTATCGGGTCATCTGGATCCGCTAATGCTGTAATTGCTAAAGGCACCCCGTTTGAAGTCGGCAACACCACAGAACCAGCAACTGGTGTTTTTAGAGTTTGGTCAAGCGGAACCAGGGAAATCAGTATTAAAAATACTGATGCTTCCTCTAGGACGGTTTCTGTATTTGTGATGTCACCGTAAGGACTTAAAATGGCAAACAGATATTGGACTGGTGCCGTCAATGGTGGCACAGGCACATGGGACACAAGCAACACCGCAAACTGGTCGGCTACGTCAGGTGGCGCTGGCGGTGCGAGTGTTCCCACATCTTCCGATGATGTGTTTTTTGACGCCAATTCAGGGGCCGGTGTTTGCACGCTCGGGGCAAACGTTGTATTTAGAATAGGAAATTTTACTGGCTACACTGGTACAGTAGATTTCTCCACGTTCAAAATGTCTACCGCGCATAACGGAACTACTATTTTGAATACCGGCAGTACAGCAACATTACTCGGGTCTAAACGGATTGAGTTCACTTATTCTGGTTCAACTGGGTCACGAGACATCACAGGTCTTATGCCAGAGGCTAATGCGCCTGATATTTACGTAACAGCCGGCTCAGATACTATTACCGGTGGCATTAGGTGCCGTAATTTAGACTTTACTGGGTTTTCTGGAAAGCTCACCGGGGCGTTTCAATATGTTTTTGGCGATTTAATCATGTCGCCAACAATGACAACAAACTCAGGCACAAGTCAGATAATTTTTGCGTCTACGAACGCAACAACCAGAACCATTACAAGCAATGGTGTAACGTTCAATTTTGAATTGCATTTTGATGGAGTAGCTGGGTCTTGGAGTTTACAAGACGATCTGACACTATCCAGCATTAGACGAGTGCGATCAATCAACGGAACGTTTGACGCAAATAACAAAAATGTGACCATTGGTGGGTATAGAACTCAAGCAGGCACAAAAACACTGAATATGGGTTCAGGTATTTGGACTGTAACTGGTGACAATGCTGGTCTTGGAACCGCAACTTGGAACGCTAATGCTGCGGCAACAGGGTTGACTATTATTCCCGGCACATCGACGATCACAATGACCAGTGCCAATGCGAAAACATTTGAAGGCGCTGGGCGTACATACAACGTGTTGAATCAAGGTGGTGCAGGTACTCTAACAATCACTGGTGCCAACACATTCGCCAACATCACCAACACCGTACAACCAGCCACAATCACGTTCCCGGCTAGTACGACGACAACGGTCAGCGCGTTCGGAGTGTCTGGTACAAGTGGCAATCTGATTACGCTCAACAGTTCAACATCGGGCACACGAGCAACTTTAAGCGACTCGTCTGGTGTTGTGTCTGTTAGTTTCTGCGACATCAAAGACTTAAACGCCACAGGCGGCGCAACCTGGGCAGCCTACATCGACAACGGTAACGTAGACTCAGGCAACAATCTAAACTGGGACTTTGGCGGCACGCCTACGGTAACAACTGAGTTAACGTATCGCCTTCGCTCCTTCACCACGCCACGGAGATTCTAATGTCCACCAATTCCCTCAAAATCGTCACCAGTTGCTTGGGTTATCAGCAGATCAGCAGTCTTAGCGCCGCCACTGGTTTGACTTTACCGACCACTGATCCTACTGGTTTAAGTTGCACTCCAGCGTTTGCCTTGATCATTGCTGAAACGCAAGGTGTTCGTTGGCGTGATGATGGCGTTGCTCCTACCGCCTCTATCGGAATGCCGCTGGCTGTCGGCATCCCCTTGCAATATGATGGTGATTTGAGCAAAATCCGATTTATTCAACAAGCCGCTAGTGCTAAACTGAATATCAGTTACTATCGGTAATGTTTAGAATGAAATGTACCGGCCCACTTGACCGGGGTTTCCTTTGGAAACAGCAATGACTGATGAAGTCCAAAACTTAGCGGAAGTTGACTCCGCGCCAGCCCCCGAGGTAACGGCTACCACGGATCAGGCACAGAATGCGCCGGAAGTCGCTGGTCAAGGCGGCGAGGCAGCAGAGGAAAAGAAATTTTCTCAGGCTGAACTCGATGCAATGATCGGCAAACGCCTCGCAAGAGAGCAACGTAAATGGGAACGCGAGCAGCAAGCCCGGCAAGCAGAATTGCAAGCCCGGCAGTCGGTGCCAGCGGAACTCCCGTCAGCGGATCAGTTTGAGTCTTCCGAAGCCTACGCAGAAGCGTTAGCAGTTCGGAAAGCTGAAGAACTCATCGCGCAACGAGAACTCCACAAGCAACGCGCTCAGATTGAAGACGCTTACGCGGAACGTGAAGAAGACGCTCGTGGTAAGTATGACGACTTCGAGCAAGTCGCATATAACCCGCAGCTTCGAGTCACTGACGTGATGGCCGAGACAATCAAGGCGTCCGACCTTGGACCCGACCTGGCCTACTGGCTGGGAAGTAATCCAAAGGAAGCTGATCGTATTTCACGTTTGTCGCCGCTTCTGCAAGCGCGGGAAATTGGGAAAATTGAAGCCAAGTTGGCATTTGAGCCTCCCAAAAAGAAAACAACGTCTGCGCCTGAACCGATTCGCCCTGTTACCTCTCGTACTGCAAACCCTGGTGTCACTGATACCACCGACCCCCGGTCTACTCAAACTCTGAGTACGTCGGACTGGATTGCAGCTGAGCGTAAACGACAAATCGCCAAAGCACAGGCGCTCCGCGACCGCTAACTTAGGAAATCATCATGGCAAATAGCCTACTAACGATTGACATGATCACGCGCAAGTCTCTGGAAATTCTGGAGAACAACCTCGTGATCACCCGCAACGTGAACCGCCAGTACGACGACAGCTTTGCTGTTAACGGTGCGAAAATCGGTTCGACTCTGCGTATCCGCCTCCCGGACCGCGCTCTGGTGACCGACGGTGCCGCTCTGCAAGTGCAGGACGACAACGAGCAATTCACCACCCTGACGGTCGCTTCGCAGAAACACGTCGGCATCAACTTCACGTCTGCTGAATTGACGATGCAGTTGGATGACTTCGCTGAGCGCGTTCTCAAGCCTCGTATTAGCCAGTTGGCCGCCTCTGTGGACGCCGACGTCGCTAACGCATACAAGACCATCGGCAGCTCGGTTGGCACCCCTGGCACCACGCCCGCCACCTCGTTAGTGCTGTTGCAAGCTCAGCAGAAACTCAACGAGAGCGCAGCCGGCATGTCGCCCCGGTATGCAACCGTAAACCCAGCAGCCAACGCTGCCCTGGTCGAAGGCATGAAAGGCTTGTTCAACCCAACCGACACCATCTCGCGCCAGTTCAAGAACGGCATGATGGGTGAAGGCATCCTGGGTCTGGACGAAGTCAACATGTCCCAGTCGATCAAACTGCACACCTGCGGCACCCGTGACGCATCGGCATCGACGACTGTCAAGACCACCATCACTGCCGAAGGTGAGGACAGCATCGTTCTGACGCAAGGTTCGGTCACCACGACCATCAAGGCCGGTGACGTGTTCACCGTGGCTGACGTGTACGCGGTCAACCCGCAGACCCGTGAGTCCACTGGCTCGCTGTATCAGTTCGTTGCTTTGGCTGACGCCACCGCCGTTGCTGGTGACTGGACCGTTACCATCGCCCCGATCTACTCGGCAAGCAACGCCCTGGCCAACGTCAGCGCATTGCCGGTCAGCGGTAAAGCTGTGACGTTCCTTGGTGCTGCTTCGGGCCAGTACGCTCAGAACCTCGTGTACCACAAAGACGCTATCGCGTTCGCCACCGCCGACCTTCTCCTGCCGCAAGGTGTGGACATGGCCAGCCGTGCCGTTCACAACGGTATCAGCTTGCGCGTGGTTCGCCAGTACGACATCAACAACGATCGTATGCCATGCCGTGTTGACGTTCTGTACGGTTACAACACGATCCGTCCGCAGATGGCTTGCCGGATCTGGGGCTAAGCACTGGTGGGGGCTTCGGCCCCCATTAACGATCATATTTGAAAGGAATAAATCATGGCTCTCCCTAATGGCGCTGGCGGATACCAAGTTGGCGACGGTAATATCGGTGAAGTTAGCTTCTCGAATACCAGTGCTCCTGTTGCGTTAACTGGCGCGTCTGTCACCATCACCGCAGCCAATTTGGCCGCAGGTGTTTGCACGATGGACGCTGGCAGCACCAGCGCGGGCACTTATGTGTTCCCCACTGGCGCACTGATTGACGCAGCGTTCCCCAGCCTTAAGGTTGGTTCGACGTTTGACTGTTCGTTCATCAACATTGGCGACGACGCGGGCAACGACGTCACATTCACTGCCGGTGCGGGTAACACCCTTGTCGGCAACGATGTGATCCAAGACGCGCTGACCAAGACGAACAACACGTCTGGCACGTTCCGTTTCCGCAAAACGGGCGACGCGGCGTATTCCATCTATCGGATCGCCTAAC